CTTTTGTTGATTCTCCAGAAATTGTTATATCAAATACTGCGCTACTAACGTAGGCTACCGTAACACCTGTTTGACCAAATACCGGCATTTCTTGTAGATTTTTCTGCAAATTAAAAACCGTTGAACTTTGTTGATCAGCCCCAGCTACACCAGCAAATGTAATATTCTTGCTCAATACACCCTCAATATCTATTTGATAAGTATCCCCTGCAACAAAACTATTAAAAGTTAATCGCTGCACATCATCAACAGGCGTAGGGCTTTGGCTGTCGTTATAATCGTATTGTGGGACGTTTAGGTACGGAATGTCATCCAGAGCAAACGAATTATAATTAGAACTACCATCATTTATAATGCGTTTAGATGCATGGTTTTCGTGAAACAACAACATAACCTGTTCGGTTTGACAATGGCGTACATCCATTATCTCTGTTTCTGTGTAGTCCATAATTAAATCAGCACTATGTAACGTAGTATCACCACACAAATAAATTGCCATATTACCTTCCGTCAACACACATAAATACTGACGGTCATGCTCAACAGCAAAATCAAACATTTTTACTGCATTAGTTGTTTCAGTGCCAATAGCTTTTTCAGTTTGTAAATTAAACTCTGCAAGGTTTATTGTTTGTGAACCTAAATCACCTGTACTATCCCCAGACCTTACTAAACGCCAATATCGTTTAGCCAACGTCACACGTTTTCTAAATGTTAGTTCGGTGTTGTTTACAGCAAACGTTTCCGCTGTAGTCCAAGCTGCATTATCTGTTGAATACTGCAATTTAAGATTACATACCGTTGCTGATACAGTAACCGTTTTAATTTTGCGTATGTCTAAAAATAATATTTCATCTGGTGATGCGCCAATATCATAATGCGCTACAACAAAATCAGGTTGACCAGATGTGCCACCTGTACCTATTACATTCGTTGTTGTGTTAGTCGCTAAATTACCATCGTTAATATTACCAGCCGTACCACCACTAGGCATTGTAGGGGTTGTCGTATTTCGTATAAGCGGCAATATACCTTCGCCTACTACTGACGTACCAGCCCTGCGTTTTAAACCGCCCTGCGGCACAATAACAACATTCTCTGCTGTAGAGGTTCCTGCGTAATATTGGTTTAAATCAGTACGACCTTTTAACAACGGTGACAATTCACCGCTGGCAAAGCTAGTTTGTATGAATCTTGACTTAGCCATTTAGCGCCTCACGGCAATAAACGGTTGGCTTCTCAGTGGTTCGGTAGGATGTTGCTGGGAGTCAGTAAATCGCGCCATACGAGATGCGTTTATATACTTTCCTGCATTGTCTTCTGCTGATGCCGCACTGTCTCGTATAGACGTAGCAAAGTCCATTGCCAATGCATATTCAATCATTTTAGCAAAATAAACAGGAAACTCGCCTTCTGGCACATTAGCGGTGTAATCAATGTACAACGACCCATTATAGTTACAATGTAGTTTGTCACTATAAATTTGATATGGTATCGCTTGGTTTACATTTATTAGGGTGAGCAAGTCTGTTGGCAACTGATAAATCTGCCGCCATTCGTTACCTATTGGTGTGTCAACTGTTAATGCTAACTGCGCCTTACGCCTAGCAAATCCCCATCTAAACTTAGACAGTTCGTTTTGCACAATATTGTCGTAAAGGTTATTAGCAACCGTTTCTGCGCGAGAGTTCCCACTTAAAGAAGTGACAGGCAAATCACCAATCAATATAAGTGCATTGGAGATTAGTTTAATCTTCTCTGCCATCAGAAGCCTCTTTAGAAAGGGGGCTTTCGCCCCCGATCTTTAAGCAGTTATAACTATGCCAGCACCCATTACAACAGTTGTACCGTTGTTGGATTCGACATAACTAATACGTCCAGTTGGCGTACTTCCAGTTGTACCAATGATAATCATTGCATCGCCAGCGTTTAACTCATCTTTCGCACTAGCAAAGTAATTAGTATCAGCAGTAACAGTTGAAGTTGCATCAGCAGTTGAATACTGCCACGTTGCACCACCTGTACCAGATCCACCTATTCGGCATAAGCCATCTCTTGAAAAAGCCATGTTTACACCTCCTATGCGGTCTGCGTATATTGGACTTTTACCAAACCACCTTCATCGCGTACAACAGAGCCAGCTTTTAATGCTCCGTTACACAACCATGAAGTTCGTTCAGCAATCCAGTTAACTTCAGTCTTCATGTCAATACCAATCGCAAGCCCTACGGCTGGACGTTGGAAGAACCATGAATCCACTACGTTAGCTGCAACCGTCAAACCGCCTTCAGTCCTGTCTTCAAGAATAATAAATTTGAAACCAACCAATGTGTCGATTTCTCCTGAGACAAGAGCTTTAACAGCTTGAAAATCTACAGACGTTGCAGTGGTGTCATTTAGAAGACCACTTAAACCAAGCGCATTAACCGCAGCAAACAGTTCCGAATTAGGAACACCTTGATTGCGTAATTCTACTTGGGCTTTGATGATTTTAGCCATATTAAGGTTAGTTCCTGCACCACCAACTGCCGTACCGACTGTGGTAGTTAATGGCGTAGACGCATCCATAGCATCAATTACTAACTGGTCACATCTTCGACCCAAAGCACCAGCAATAGTATTTGCTAGTTCTTGTTTCTCGTCAAAGTTGACATCTTTCGCATCGAACATATCAGTATATTCGGGAGCGTTCCAGTTGGTTAATGTTGCTGTTTTAAACTCATGCGTCACATCCATTGGTGTTACCAAGTCAGATGTAGACTTTTGGTTAGCAAGACCTTTACCCATACGACGAAATTTATATGTGTCACCAATCACATTGTTGCGCTGAGTAACCGCTGGCTTGAGCATACCCATGCCTTGATAAGCCTGTTTTACCATGCTATCAAATTCGGTTACGGCAACACTTGATAGTGTTTTACTCATAACAATCCCCTGAAAAGGTTTCAGTTAAAAAAAGTTTTTTTCAAGGTTTGTGCTAAGTATCCCAGTAATGAGGTTAGCTACCAACCTAAATTACTGGGCGAAGAATCGGTATCCAGTTTGCCGATTATAACTTAAAAAATAGCAGTATCAACCAATTATTTGTACATTTGGCACATTTCCACCGTATTCCTGCATCATGCGCTGTACTTTTTGTTCATGCGCCTGACTGACAGAGCGCAACATTTGTCCATCGTCAGTGGTTTTAAACATCTCTGCTTCAATGTCTTCCCATGTAATTCCTGTAGGGCTTTCACCACCTTCTATTGGTAGTCGTGCTGGGGCCATTGCCTCTTTACACAACTCTACTAGCTCGATGTTTTCAGCCGTTTTGACTAATTCTCTAGCTCTTTCATACTTTTCTGATGATAAGTTGTTGCGTAAAAACCCTTCTGCTATTTTAACTCGTTGCCCTGCGTCATTTCCTAGCTTAGAAAACTCTTCTTCTTGACTAACTTCTTCAGCTATTTGCGATTGTGTTAATAGCAACTCCCATGCTTCGTCATGCGCTTCTTGTGACATATTCGTTTTATCAGCAAACTGCCCCAGCGCGTCGTATAACGCATCTTCTTCCATAACGTTTTCGGGTTTAGAGTAACCATCTTTAGGTTTTCCAGTAAAACCACCAAACTTTGACAACAACTCAGGATACGCTTTAGCTTGCTCTGCAACAGACTTGTACTTATCAGATTTGTACCACTCTGGAATATCGCCTGTGCCTTTAACCCCTTCGCTTAAATAATATTCACCCTCTCCTAGTTCTGGTGCTGCCTGACCTAGCAGAGTATCGCTTTGTTCTGTCGTTTCGACAGCTTCTTCAACGGTCTGCTCTTCCATAGTTTACTCCCAAGGTAAATGAATAATCTTTCGGTGCTTGCCTAATGGCTGATGCTTTAACAAAATTTCGCATAACTTACGTTTTCCGTTTTTAACGGCAAGCATATTTACATCAATCCACTCGACATGAACATCTTTCTGATAACAGCGAAACGCTCTAAACTTGTGTACATATTCAAACTTGTCAAACTTGTATTCATTGGCTAATAACTCTAACCAATCATAATCAAACCCTATAGATTCTAAATAATCGGGTTTGTATGTAGCACTTTCATCAGGGAATATTTTTTCAACGGTTTTTTTCTTTCTTCGTTTTGTTTCCGTCATAGCACTTCAGCCTGTTGTAGTTGATTAGCAATAAACTTGACCACACCTGTTTCTCCATTGTGGTATGCAGCTTCATAGTTGACGTTAGAGCTTCCAAAACTTGTATCGTTATTCCATAAGAATCGTTTAGTCAGGTCTTCTAAAACCCTTTCGCCATCTTTTGATTGGAATAAACGGTGATATGCTTGCGCTAATTCAGCCGCTTCCCTGCGTCTTTCTGCGTTTTGATGGTTTGCCCCCTGCGAATCTAAAGAGGTTTTATCAATGTCTGTCCATGTCATTGCATTTGCATTGGTTGTTGTGCTGCTTCTGCCCCAGCTTGCGTAGCTTCTGCTCCTGCTTGTATAACAGCCGCTTTTTCTGCTGGCCCTCTTACTAATTCTGATGGCATACCTGTTTTCTGTGCCGCCCATGTGCCAAAGTCTTCTGTTTTAAACGCCATCATTGCTTGGTTTGGCCCTGCGGTTTGCAATACAAATGCAACCGCTTGTTGAACTGATAGCAAATCCTCTCCATCCTGCGCTTTTGCCAATGGTGAAAGGAATTTTAACTCTACATCGCGCCCATCTAGCTGCAACGGTCTTATTAACCCTCTCCGCGACAGGATAAATACACAACGTTTAATAATAGGAATAAGAACTTCTGTCTGTAATCGACCAAACGCACTACCAATTCGCTTTGCTAACTCTCGTGATTCTAACGCCACTTCTGTAGCTGAACGAACTGGCCCTGTCGGATCACGCAAATCGTTAAATAACGTTTTCTTGATAGACGTTTGTAACTCATTAATCTCAAATTGCGCCAAACTTAAATTAGTTCCTGTGTCTAATCGCTGAATGGACGGATTATTAGTGTTGTTAGAACCAACTGGAATAACAATGCCAGCCGATATTTCAATATTGTATGGATTAGTCACACCGTCATCCGTTGCGGTGTACATTCCTGCCAAATCAATTGCCGCTTTTTGTAAAACAAACTCTTTTGCCTTGTTTAATGAGCGAACATCAGGTAGTGCTTGTAGTGCTGGCCCTCTTCCTCTGATTTCACCTGATACTTTTGAGTATCGACCTGTCACCCAAGGTGATGAGGTTCCATAATCTTGCGTCCAGCTTATGTGGTCTTCGTCTTTAAGCCATACACACCCGTAATAAGTCTTTGTTTCGGGCATATACACCACACCTTCTGCCACTTCTACGTCATCATTAGGTGAGTTTTTGATTAAATCAGCACATTTTTGTGATGGTTTAAAACCAACCCAGTGTCTTTCTAGGTTTCTCGCTTTTAATTTAAACCTTCGCCAATGTGTTTCAATGCTTCCAAACGGGCCTTCTTCATACGCTAAACCTTTTTGCGGAATAGCGTTAAATACCAAAGGCATATTATCGTCATCTTCCTCATCAACCCTTAACGTGCCTGTGCCTACCAATAACTCCAAGGCTAACTCAAAAAACTGCGTAGCAAAGTTGCTTCTGTTTATATAATCAAACACAATAACCGCTTGTTCTTCAAGGCTTGCCCGTACTTGTTCTTCTGAAACGTCTACTTCTGGGGAGTTTAATAGCTGTAATACTTGATTAGATGGAGCAAATGTAACCCAACGCGTCCAAATAGGTGCAATGTTTTCCTGCAACTTAGACGCACCTTGCTGGATAGCTTCTAATGCTGTCGAGTCAAAGATTTTTTCCATCTTGTTCTGCCCCTGACGATTGTTGTCGAACAGGTTTCGATTAGGCAGAAAATACTCGTAAACATCTTCTAATAAACTATGCCAATACATGGTTGTTTCAAACGCTTTAGCTTCCCTGCGTTTGAGGTCATTTAATGAGCCTAGCTCTTTAGGAAGTTTCATGCTTGACGATTACCACTTGGGACATTAATAGATCCACCACCAAACATCGATGGCAAACTGTATGATCTATTTTTAATTGGCCCTGCTTTTCGGGTTGATTTAGCGCCCATAGGCGTTGCCGACGCAAGCATAGACCGTGTTCCCAATCCTCCTCTAGCTACCGCTTTAAGACGCTTCTCTTCTTCTTCAATCTCTTTATCTAATGACGCTTTCTGTCTGGCGGTCATTGCTAGTTCTTCAGCAGTTGGCTCTGGCGGTTTAGGGGCTTTTGGTTTCATAAATCCCATTATGCTTCCTCACATATTTATATAACTGATAGGGCGTTAATATAAACGGATTGTCAATTCCTAACAACTGTTTTGCCAATCCAGTACAGGTATTGAGCATAAACAGACTCTTAACAGGCGGTCTTTGCTCAAATTTTAACAATTTATAGGACTTGCCTATTATAAGATTCTTCCATAAAGCTAATTCTACCTTGTCATGCTGTCGTGATACAACCATATACACGCCTTTCTCAGGCTTTACTATAAAACAATGCCGTATCTCCTTGTTTAAAAAGCGACTCCACCAATGCCCATCATCATCTGTAAAAAAAATATATAGCTCAGAAGACATTAACAGCTACTTTTGCGGTAACAGGTTTGGTAAATCCACTCCTTCTCAGGGCTTGACGGCCTTCTCCTTCACCTTGTAAAGCATATTCAAGTGCTTCTACAGGGTGTGAGTATTCATTTTTATCAGGTTCATCAGTATATCGTTCATTTGATACCTGTACTCTACGATAACAGAAGCCACCTTGTAGACCTTTACGGATCATTGAGGCTTTTGGTAGTACAGTAAAGCGTGGTTTACCATCCATACACATCTCTTTCATAGGCACTTCTAGTGCAGCCCTACGCTTTAGAGGGTCATTAGACTGCGTAGGATGACAGGGTATTCCTGCTGCACGAATTATTTGGAATGGTGTATCAGAATTAGCCTGATTTTTATTATTACCTGACGGGTCACCCCAACCTTTAAACGTACAGTTAGGGTAATGTTCTTCAATGTAGCGTTTTAACGTAGGCGCAAAGTCTACAGCACCACTATCCGTACACACCAGTTCATCAAAACAAACCCATCGTCCTATAGGTGTACGTTGAATAAAGGCACAGGCTGGTGTTCGTCCAAAGTCAAAGCCTAAAACAATAGGAATGTCTTTATCTGGTTTAAAATCTAAGTGCTGACAGTGTACTGAATCAGTATACATGGGGTGTACAGGTTTACCATTGGATACAAAGCCGTATTCGTTTGCCAGATTAACCTTTATCCAATCATTATCCTTACCGTTCATACCCCTTTTGTAGTAATCAGATGGTAGGTTTATCAGGTTTTCGGCATTATCATTTAACTTCCAACGCTCACCATCTTTAAAAACACCACCAGCCTGACGATAAAACGCCCATCCTTCGGGCCTTTCTATCTCAGCAATCTTAAAATACCAATGATCTTCATCAGGTGCGTTAGTATCACCAATAATGCCATGATGCGTGGGTCTACCACCTTCCTTATTCGATGGGTATCTACCATGTCTCAGGTCTAACATATCCAAAACAGCCTTGGAATGCTCCTTAACCTCGTTTAACCATACCCATGTAGTCTGTATACCCCTAGCCTTCTTAACGTGTTCTGGTCTATCAAAGGCTATAAATACAACGTCACAATGTACTTGTGTGCCATCCTCTAAATTAAACCGCAAAAAGTGTGTAGGGGGTTCCTTATTGCCCTGCTTGAAGTCTCCTAACTCACCATGTATCTCCAACCAATCCTTAATCGTAGTAGAAAATAACTCACTATACGTGTTCCTAGCTGCTATAATACGAGATAAGCGTACACCATAATTCTTATGGTCTTGTTGCATTACAGGCTCTT